AGAAGCACTCTGAACATAGTAAGATCCGTCAGTTGGAACTACATTCAAAGTTCCTGTATTTGGATAAGTTACATCAACACTATAAGATATTGCCGTAGAAGAGACATTCAGATATCTTCCATCAGATCCTCTACCACCAGTTGTATATCCACCAGCAAGAGCTCCCCAATTTGGATCTGTCGCACTATACAATCCCTTGTAAAATTTTCCTTGAGATCCATCATATCCATCAATTCCAATGTCACCAGATCCGTAATTATTTTGTACTGAAATAAGGGCAGCAGCATCACCAGTTATAAAGTTTGTTCCACCATTTCCACCAAATCCCTTTGTTTCAGTATATGGAAGAACTGAAGTATTCTCACTTACCGCTCCACCTTTCAATCCACCACCAGCAGTAATTGTAAGAGCAGTTCCATCTCCAAGTTTTACAGAACTTGCTGTTCCATCATTACCTTGTTGTGTCCATACACCTCCAGATCCACCACCTCCATATACATCAACAACAATCTCATCAATTTCAGTTGAAATACCAAAAGGAATATCTGTTCCAGCTGAAGTATATTCAAATGGTTCATCTTCATAAACTGGAGTTCCGTCTTCAACAACGTCCACTCCACCTATAACAGATGAATCTAAAACTCTTCTGAACAAAGGATTGGGAGTATATGATACTTCAATAAATTGTCCAGATGCTCCAGATGCCCAGAAATTGCCATTATCTTTTATAGATCCTGGTCCACTAGATCCTCCTCTAAAGTTAAATCTATCATAAGTGGCAATATTTGACCCAGATAATCTTTGTTTAGAAAGAGCGTGAGTGTGAGTTAGTTTCTGTCCTCCTGGTGGACTAAATGGGAGGGTTTTTCTATCTTTATTAGTATATCCAGTCAAATAGGGATCAATAACAGATCCAGAGTTCCATGCTTGTCCCTCTGGTGCTTCTGAGTGTAATAATTGATGACTATGTGGAGGAGCAGTGTTTAGGTCATTCTCAAAGAGAGTAACTGTTACAGTCTGAGATCCTTGTACCTTTCCACCAGAATCACCAATAACATCTGTATATCCAGTTGTTTTTACATTTCCTAGATTGAAGTATCCTTTTTGAGTATTTTTATCCAGATACCAGAATCCACCAGTCTCTCCAATTGCCATAGAAATGTTAGCAATGGTTGCTGTTCCAGAACCATAAACTGGTCCATATCCAACAATTTTTTTAGCAAGAAGATCTGGAACAGCAAAAGTTCCTAGATTTTCATCTGGCCAATATTCAAAAACATTTTCTTTCGAAATAGGAACTCCATTGACGGTTCCAGCAATTCCACCATAATCATTACCAATGATAGAGTAAAGTAATGGGTAATCTTTGATGTTATATTCAGATCCGTCACAATACAAATACCCATAATATTGATACTCTGGATTCTGGTATGCGTTACCATCACCACTTATCTCAGAATAAGCACTAATGCCGTTTTGTGGATTGTTAGTTGGAACAAAGGACGAATCATATGAATTTACATTATCCTTAGTTTTGAACACATTGATAATACTTCCAACAGAAACGGTATCGGGACCTTTCTCTTGATAGTAATTAGATCTATTGTTTCTGTAGAGAGGGTTTGTTGCTACCATTTTATGTCTTTATTAAATATTCCAAAACTATAAAAGGACACGTTGCTACATCGATAGATGCGGCAGTTGACGGAGTTAGTTGTAATGTAGTATTTAGATTTTCTGGATCAAGTAAGAATGCTTCGGTTACGATTGAAAAGTTGTGATCTTCTCTTTCTACTATGATTTTGTGGTTATGAATTGTTCCGTCTTCATCTGTAGTATATTCTTCGACTTCACTACCTATATTTCTTGCCTGAGGATATACTACAGGATTATCAGTGTTGGCATTGAGAGGGACAACATCATTCAAATAAAGTCCCTTCCAATCAGTAGTTACTCCAGTTTTACCAATTCCATATGTTGCTGGTGCTACTCCATCTTGATCATAGTTTACACCATCGCTGAGGGGAGTACAAAGACCAAGAGAATCTAAACTGTTATTAAATCTAGTTCCCGTAATACCAAACCAATCTTTCTCCAGTTCATAGTTTACATTATTTGTTAGTAGACAATAGCATCGTAAATTAGCTAATGAGCATCCAGTATCACACCATCCCCATCGATGAGTAACCTGATTGATAATAACAGGAAGGGGACTGAGAAGTTGTTGACTGGATTTTTGAGTTCCAGATAAGGTTCCAGAAGCGATTGCCCAACATGCTGGTTGTCCACTTCCAGGTGCATCGTTATTAGGTCCAGATGCTTTTGTCGCATCCAACCACGCTTCAACATCAATAGTTGATGCGCTCTTGAAATAATTTATTTCGTTAGCAGTGCCATTGACTCCACTAGGAAGGTTTGGATCTTCCACAAATCCACCATCAAGTCCAACTCTAAGGATACCCATCATATCAATATTATCAGGACCAGCACCAGCATCATATCCCTCTTGAGTAAGTTCAGCACCATATGGTTGTTCGGCAGTAATCTCACCAGGATCAATATTAGTTTGTCTAAACCTAAATGTGTATGTTCCTTGTCTATATTGTTCGGGAATTGCCAAACTTTGAGTCAACCAGCTATCATATTGAGCGTCATAACTACCTTGTGATAGTCCAGATTCTTTTCTTGATGGAATAATTGGAGATGATGATGTAGTTCCATCTGGCCAGATGATAAACAATCCTTCACCAACGTTATTTGGTCTTTCTCCACCATTGGTATCATTACCAGTAATCGCAGTTACAGTGAGAAGAGTGTATCCAGTATTGGTAATTGTAATTTCACATTCTCTTGTGTTCTGAAGTGATCCAAATGAAGAACCACCAAAAGCAACATATCCATTGCCAAATCCAGGAGACGCAAATCCACCAATTTCTCCAGTTCCAGAACCAAATCCAACAAATGCCGTTCCATTGAGATTACTTAGATTTACCGCTGGATCATCCATGTTGTAGAATACTGGTTCTAAACTAATAACTCCGCCAGTTTCAGCAGATTTTCCTTTGATCCTAACTCTATTTGTTTGACTAAAGTGCATGTGTGGATGAATAGCTGCCGCATCCACAGACTCAACATCAGTGTATTTGTTGTCTCCCCATGTCCATGCTGGTTTACCGCTCAATGGAATGACTTGAGAAGGAACAATAAAATCACCACTATAAGTGACTTCTGCTATATCACCAACATTTGAAGTTGCTTCTATTCCAATACCAGATCTTTTTATAAAAACACCATTTTGATTCTCAACTAGAATATTATTGAAAGTTCCTGCGTCTCCAGTAGAGACTGGTCTTGGATACTTAGATCCTAAATCTGGAACTACAAACTCATCATCTCCAAGTGTTTGTATTGGATCATCATTTTCATCCAATCTAGTAAACTTACAATTAGTTCCAGTACCACAGATTGCTGCTAGATCTGGATAGTCATTTGCGTTATACTTACTACCATCACATCTCAAATATCCAGCTGGTAAAGATTTTACATTATCAGAAGTATTTGGATTATTCACTGGCATTTCAACTGGCCATACGATAATACTACCTGTCAACGTCCCATATTTGGATCTTTCTTTTGAGTAATGTGCTACCATTAGAATGCTCTGATAATGTAGACAATATTTTGTGATGGATTGGCAACATTTGCTAATATATTTAGGGCGTTGTCAATTGTCTCTGCCTTGATATCTCCCTTATTGACATCATTTACTGGAAAACTAACTGGTCCTTTCAATCCAGGTCCCATAGTCAATTCGAATGTTCCATGAGTGTGAGATTGAAATGTATTTCCTGCTGGATCTTGTCCTGCTGGAACTGTATTCATTGAAGTTGGATAAGCTCCATCTCTAAACACAACATTGACATTCAGAGATCCAGAACCTTGGATAGCTTCGCTTAGTTCAATATTATATCCAACACCACTTCCAGTATCATCGGTTTGTTCAATGTTGAGAACTTGAGTTCCAGGAGCAATATATACTGGATTAGTTATTGGAGAACTTATATACATGAATGGTCTAATAAAATCAAAGTCAACACCAATACTAGTACCAGCAGGAACACTAATAGTTGTTTGAAGTGCTTGAATAGTTAGAGCAAGAGCAAATGCTGGTCTATACTCTGGATCATCTTGAACTCCAGATGGTCCAATGTAGTTAGTATTGTATCCGAAGAAATTTCTTCTGCTATTCCACTCCATTGGACGTGGAAAATAACCCTCCCATGCTTTCATGGAATGGGTAGTTCTAGGTTTAGCAGTAAAACTAGTTGTAAAGGCACTTGGAGATTCGTACACAACATTATCCACAGTAAGTGGTGGAATGTAAGAATAATCCTGATCTGCCGTGCTTTCGAAATTATTAAATCTACTAGTTTCAATCAAAGTAGTATCGTCATAATATGTCAATGTTCCCGCACCATTACACCATGTAGGTGCTCCATCAGGATCACTCAAAAATGCTTCGTACCATGATCTATCTGGACAGTTCAAAAGACCACCGCCAGATCCACTAACTTCGAATCCAGAAGGAAAAAATAGTTCAGGTGCTTTTGCTCCACCAACAGCACTAGTATAAGTTCCTGGGTGATTATGATATGGCATGTGAGAGATGCCAAGTTTTCTTCCAATAGTATAAACTGTGGTAGAAAATGCTGGATCAGTGACCGAAATATTAGTTTCTCCAGGAGCAGCTTTGAATTTACCAGAAAATACCAAATCAGAATCAATTGTAAACACAATATCGGTATCGGCAGAAATCAGTGTTGGGATAGATTTTGTAAATCCATCATCAACAATAAGTGCTTGACCTTCACTATCAACCAATTTTTGCCAAGCATCAGATTGACCAGCATTATATTTGGAGTTGAATAACATCTCTGGTTCCAAATCCATCATTGCTCTTCCAGTTATATCTGGAAGACGAAGAGATCCTTCATAATGAGGAAAATCTCCAGAAATGACATTTCC